TCCTCGGCAAACGCTTCCTTGTATCGCCGGTATTTGGCTTCAGCTTCCTTGCGCGGCAGGTCTTCAAACACGAACCCGAAGCGCGCGTCGGACCCGTCGTATTCCTGAATGTCGGGGTCCAGGTAGATCGTCTGCGGGTCGGCTACGCGCTTGATGAAAATCTCTTGGTCGAAGCTGTCTTCATCGGCGTAATCGACATGCACCCGCGTGTAGCCGATGCCGCCGAACACCGCCGTATACATGGCGGCTTCATAGGCCAGCGTGGCGTTGGAACGATATTCGATGCCCCGCACAAGGGCTTCATACAGTTCCGCCGCCTTCTCCGTCGCCTCGCCGCCAACCGGGCGGATTTGAATCCCCACCTTGTTCTGGCGCGCGTCGTTGATGATCTGAAGGCAATGCTGGCGCGTTTTGTTGACCGTCAACATAGGCTTTTGCGAGCCCGGCAGCGTGCGGGACTTCTGCACGTCATCGGGCCACTGCCACAGATTGCGCGCGTCGCCGTTGCCGAATTTCAGGTCGTCGATGTAGTTCTGCCGGGCCGTGGCTTCCCAATCTTCGCAGGCCTTGAAGTTCGCCCGGATTTCCTCGAGAAGCTTGTCGTCTTTTAGGCCAGCCATGCGTTATTCCCCGACACGCGCGGGCGGAAGGTCGGTTTCATCACTGGTGCCGCCTTCTTCTCTCGCAGCGCCACGGCCAGATACCGGAAAGCATCGGCCGCATGGCTTGCATCGTCGTGCAATGGTTCTTTGGAAAACTGCCCCGTCTCCGGGTCCACGTCATATCGGTAGCGGCGCAGGTGGTTCAGCCCGTCCGTGCATTTGTCAGCGTCAAACCACACGTTGGGGAATAGGGACCGCGCCGCGTTGATGCCGTCCACAACCTTTGACTTCGGCGTGATCCTGACCGTTCGCCCGGCGGCCCGCATCTGCTGGGCTATCGTGCGCTCTGAGGCCAATAACTCGTTGTTGGCGTCGTGCGGCAGCCAATCATCCCCATAGACGTAGGGCCGCCCCTGTAGCGTCTTGAGGTAATGGCCTAGCGCCTCGCCGCTGTTCTCGTAGAAGTCGATCACGCGGAACTCAAAACCTACGATTTGCGCGAACCAAATGCTAGTTTTGTCGGCGCGGCCCAAGTCCCAAAACGTATGCACCGGCTTAGTCTGATCGTAGGGCACGCGGCAGATGCGGGTTTCTTCGGTCGCTGCCCGGATTTCCTTGGCGTAGATCGCGCCGTCAAGAACCTGGCGACAATGGCCTTCGTAGATCGTCAGGTAAGCGTCGGGGTCCGTGGCCTTGAGGTGCGCCATCTCGGCGCGCAATTCCTCAGGGAACCAAGGGTTATCGCGCCAGTCGATTTTGACCACATCGGCACTTGGCGGAGCGTTCTTCACGAACCGCACGTAGGTCTCGTCTGTGTCAAGTTCAGGGTTGAACGTCACGATGATTTGAGAGCCGGGCTTGCGCACGGTCGGGATCAGCTTTTCCCACGACGCCTTGGAAACCGTCTGGGCTTCTTCAACCCAAACCCTATCGGCGCCTTCTAGGGATTTGATATTGTTGATATTGTGGCGAAGGCCCGCAAAGATAAACTGCGTGCCGTTCTCGCCTTTTATCGTCGTCTGCTGGACTTCGTAGAAGCTCGACAGCCCCAGCGCCGCCACTTGATCGGCAAGCAGGCGATGGACGCTATCAGTGATCGACTTTTGTATTTCGCGGGCACAGAGAACACGGAGAGGTTCCGCCGCCCCTTGCACCAGTAGCGCGCGGGCCACGCCCCATGATTTAGCGCCACCGCGCCCGCCATACAAAACCTTGTAGCGCCCCGGCTGGAACAGGCCTTCCAGCTTTTCGGGGAACTCAATCTGCGGGCTTGGCATTAGGCTTGATGAACGCAATCGTCAGCGACGTTGGAATGGCCCCGCCGTCCGGCCCGCTTAGTTCATGCCTATCTCTCTGACCAAGCATTTGCTTCCCCAACCAAATCAACATCGTCGGGTTGCCTTTCTGCGCGGCCTGCCACTGCAACCGCCGCAACGTCGAACGCCCCTGATCGCGCCCGCGTTCTACCGCTTCCGCCAACGCCGGGTCGCTCGCCACTCGGCTATGAAAAGTGGCCCGACTGACCTGGCAGACCGTCGCAATTTCCTCGGGCGTGCAACCAATGGACGCGGCGCGTTCAATCACGGCTAAGTCCATCGGCTTTTGCGGGCGCCCCTCGCCTAGTCGCGGTTCGCGCTTGCGCTCCTTTGGTTCAGTCGGCGGCATCAACCATACCCACGCGGGCTGATGCAACCTGCTCGAACGTGCGTCCGTCGCCCTCTAGCGTTGCCACGCCACCAGCAAACGCCTGCCAGCGCAGCACCGCCACATCGACATAGGCGGGCGACAACTCGATGGCGTGGCAGGCGCGGCCAGTCATTTCCGCCGCGATGATGGTGGTGCCGGAACCGGAGAACGGCTCGTAAACAGCTTGGCCGGGGTTCGAGTTGTTCTCGATCGGGCGTTTCATGCACTCGACTGGCTTCTGGGTGGAGTGGCCTGTTTCGGATTTCTGCGGTTTCGGGATCTGCCAGAGGGTGGTTTGCTTACGGTCTCCCGCCCAGTGGCCGGTTGCGCCCTTACGGACTGCGTACCAGCAGGGTTCGTGGTGCGGGTGGTAGTGGCCGCGGCCGATGACAAATTGACTTTTTGCCCAGATGATCTGGGAGCGGATTTCAAACCCGGCAGCGATCAGGCTATCGGCTACCGTGTGCGCCATGTTCCCCGCGTGCCAGGTGTAGATGACGTCGCCCGAAAATAACGCCCAGGCTTCCGACCAGTCGGCGCGATCGTCGTTCTCAACCTTGCCGATGGCTCGCCCATCGGTGGGCGAGCCATCCACTCTCAATGCTTTATTCCGCCAATCCGCGTCATAGCTGACCCCATAAGGCGGGTCCGTGACCATCAAATGCGGCTTCACGCCCGCCAGGCAGGCATCCACGCTCTCGACCGTGCAGCTATCCCCGCACACCAGCCGGTGCCGCCCCAGCAGCCACACATCGCCCAGCACGGTAACGGGAACGGCAGGCGCGTCGGGCACGTCGTCGGGATCGGTCAAGCCCTCAGTAACATCAAGGAAGCCAGCCAGTTCCGTATCCGAAAATCCGATCAGCGACAGATCAAAGCCCTCAATACCCAGTTCGCCCAACTCAGCGCGCAGCAGGTCGTCGTCCCACCCGGCATTCATGGCCAGCTTGTTGTCGGCAATAATCAACGCACGCTTTTGCGCCGCGCTCAGGCCGGTCAGGGTAATGGTGGGCACCTCCGTCATGCCCAGCGCGATAGCGGCCTGCAACCGCCCGTGGCCCGCCACGATGCCTGCCGCGTCGTCAATCAAGATTGGATTGGTCCAGCCGAACTCGGTGATCGACCGTTGTAGCTGGACGATCTGTTCAGGCGAGTGGGTGCGGGCGTTGCGGCTCGCTGGCTTAAGCGCAGCAATCGGGAGATAGACCACAGACAACGCTTTATGTTGTCCAGAAACTATCTTTTCGTCGCCTGACATTAGGTGTAAGTGCCCATTGAACCAGGGTGGTAAGCGGCTTTGATTTCCGCCGGGGTCATTAAGCGCGGCGTCCGCTCTTCCCGCGTCCTTGGCCGTTCGCGCGGCGGCGCATACACGGGCGCCAACGCCCCCAGCGACAGCACCAACGCCGTAGAGCCAAGCAGGAACGCCCTGTGCATCAGGTGTAAGTGCCCAAGCCAACGTTCGTAATCGTCACGGTCGGAACGTCAGCCGTCCCGCCATAGACCACCACGAAGTCGCGGAACGTGGTTGTCGCAACCGTCGCGGTGCCGCTGATGGTCACGCCGGTTCCGCCCGCAAGCGTCAGGGTGCCGGCGCCAGACTGTGCGATGCGCAGCCAATACACCCTGCCCGGATATGCAAGCGGGTCATCCGCATACATCTGCACAGCCGTCCGCGTGGTCTGCGTGCCAGGCGTGGTCGCTGCCGACACAAGCACCACCGCCGCTCCGCCGGTAATCG